TTAGTGAACAATGCGCCGATCGCCTTCGTCCTGCAGGCCATTCTCACGTCTACGCGCCAGCGGATCCTGGCGGTAAAAGTGGCAAAAACGCTGCCACAGGGCCGGGAAGCGAGGCGCGAACAGTTCAGGCGCACTGAAAAAATATTCCGAGAGGACAGCAAAGCACTCTGCGGGATCGGTGGCGGCATAGGCGTCAATACTGGCGGCGCTTTCGCCTACCAGATCTATCTCATCCTGAATGTTGTTCATCGCGGCGTGGAGATCATGCTCCCAGCCGGCAACTTCACGCAACGGGATAAGCGGCACGCCGCTGGCCCGGTCGCCGTTCCGCGTATCAAGCTTATGCGCCACTTCATGCACCACAAGGTTAAAGCCTGACGCATCAAAAGAGTCTTGAATATCCAGCCAGTTCAGCACTACAGGACCCTGTTGCCAGCTTTGTCCCGACTGTACCACCCGCTGGTTGTGGACCAGACCAATATCATCCTCCCATTCATCATCGACGATGAAAGGGGCAGGGTAGATCAGCACTTCATGGAAGCCATCCAGCCACTCAATGCCCAGCTCAAGCACCGGCAGACAAAAGAGCATAGCAATGCGCGCCTGATGCAGCGGGGTCAGCTCCAGCCCCTGCAATGCCACCAGCCGCTTTTGCTGTAAAAAACGGGCAGCCATCTGCGTGAGCTTGTGCTGCTCAGTGGACGAAAGATGGGCTAAAACCGGAATGGCAAGCGCTTGCTCCCAGGGCATCTCTGCGTTGCCGGACTCATCATCTGCTTTCCAGGGCCATTTAAACATCATATTGCTCGCAAAGTCGTCACTTGAACACAATTACCGAAACGGGAGCTATTAAAATGCCAAAGATCCTGGCATTATAGCAACCATCACAGCGGAGAGATGCCGGAGCGGCTGAACGGACCGGTCTCGAAAACCGGAGTAGGGGCAACTCTACCGGGGGTTCAAATCCCCCTCTCTCCGCCACTATTCAAACACTTACAGCATTCCCTTTCAGTGACCTGCATCCCGATGAGAAAAATTGAGAAAATCCACTGAGAAAAATTCTAGCGCCGAAGCATGCTCCGACGCCAAAGAATCATCTCATTTTCTTGTTCAAAGTCGGGCTGATTTTAACTTTCCTGTCGTAAACAAGTACCTGTGATTCTGTCTTATGACCACTGAATTTTTGCTTATCCCTGCCAGATCCTTCATAGTCTGAGATCCCTTTAGCCTTTAGATCATGGAAGGTGCAATCAAGTGGCCTACCAAGTTCTTCAGAAGCCGCGTTTCTCGCTTTTCTCCATGCTTCATTAAATCCCTTGTATGAATAACGCTCACCATACATTGTCCTGATAACAGGGCCATCCTGTCCCCATTCCCTGCAAATATCCACAGCCGCACTAAGACGCTCAGTCCAGGCTTTGATCTGTTTAATACCAGTTTTACCTTGCTGTATGAAAATTCCTTTATCAAGAATCTGATTCCAGTTCATTTTAAGAACATCAGATACCCTTGCAGCGCAAAGATACGCAATTTCCATCGCGGCTTTAACTGCAGGCGTCGCATGAGTGAAGATAGCGATGTACTCTTCATCGGTTATGTAGCGGTCGCGCTGGGGTTTAGGAAACTTATCGACACCAACACACGGATTACCTGGTACATAACCACGCTGATAACCCCAGCGGTATACACGAGACATTGAACTATGCTCGTGATTAGCCTGAACACGGCTTCTTTTACCACGTGCATCCATGTAGCGCCGGACGTGTTCAGGTTTAATGGCCTTTGCTTCTGCATCGCCGAAAACCGCTAACAAGTATTTTTCATGTGCCAGGTAATCTTTTTGTGTCCTGGGGGCAAGGTCTGCATAGTCAGCACTATTTAAAAATTTTTTCCACAATTGTTGAAAGGTGAGTAGTTTTTTTCGACCTTCAACGACTTTCTCGTAAGCTAACCAAACCTCCGCTTTAGAAGCGTTTGCTGGGGCTAGATTCTCGGTAGTACCTCCTGGCTTCCAGTAGTAACCGGAAGGGCGGAAAAACACACCCTTCGGCATCCACTCATTACCAGGCGCTCTTTTGCGGCCCATATTATCTCTCTACAGCGTCAAAGTTCATGCCTGGAGTAGGCATATGGCCTGCTGGTGGAAGTATGCGTTGTACGGGATGGTTAATATGAAACCAGGTCGTTTTAATTGCTCCGTCCCGGCGTTCAATAAAAAAGATCCCGTTCTGCGTTAATACCTCTTTCTGCAGTGACTTTTGGGGCGAACCCGTTGCCTCTGTCAGTTCTTCATCAGTCAGGAAGCGATCGCTCATGAGTTGTTCTCCACTAAACCGGCTGCAACCGGTTATCTGTCACTATATGAACAAGACGAACAGCCACCACGCAGTCCGTCATTACACCTTTTACACAGCTGGTGGTCCTCCCTTACCCCTTTAAACTGGTTATAAATTTCCGCTGGTACAATTACCGGCATAGGGACCAATAAACGTTGACTCCGTAGTGATGCGATTTCTGCAGTGCGTTCGAGGTACAACGATTTCCAGTCACTTGCTTCAGTCTTATATGCGGCCAAAGCATCCCGCATGCGCCGCCAGCGGCGACGCTTCAGCTTGTTCGCTTTCACATCACCTCCTTCTCGACACTGGGAATTACTTCGTTAACGGCATTTCTAACTTCCTTCATTGACTGATTAAACCAGTTGAAATTGTTGGTGTAACCGTCGAATCGCGCGCCCTTAGCGTTGATTTTTGCCACGGTGATATCTCTGGCGGCATTAATCATTGCCACGGCTACAGCCTCCGGGATGCTGTCATTTTTCATCATGTACCTCCTGCGGCGGTGGCTGCGTGTTGAATACATTTACTAAAGCTGCACGTAACCCGGCCTTAATATCCTCCACATCATCATCACCCAGGGGGCTATCGGTTAGAGCATGATGAAATGCGTATGCCATAGCATCTGTTACCGGCACTACCGGCGCTGGCTGCGCGTGGCGATAGAGCGGGATACCTTTCCCGCCACCGGAAAATTCGTTATGCCCGTTGTACTCAGTACCATCTTCGCCATCGTACATGTACGCCACAGGCTCGCTGTCCATTGCGGCAAGCGCGATTTCAAACAACGCCGCACATTGGTTTACATGGGCGCGGCCTTCACCCGTTATCTTCGTGTGACGGCAAAACTCAATTTGCTCCTGCGCCTTTTTAATTAACTGCTCTCTGGTTATGGTTGATTTGGTCATTGGTTGGCTCCTTCTGCCAGATACTTTTCGAACCAGAAAACAACCGGTGTGTTAGTTGGTTGAACCAGGCCGAATGATTCCGCTGTACGGTAGCTTCTCGATGCCCGGCGAGTCACATCTACCTGAGTCGCGATGCGGCTGCGAAAATCCTCAACCGTGCTGCACATTTTGAACAGATTGCAGGGGATACACGCTGGTACCATATTGTCGATGGTGTCGTTTTCAGGTCTGTCCATTGCGTAGCCGTTACTGATATTCCTGCGTACAGCTTCAACGTGATCGGCATGGAATTTATCGCGCAGCTCGCACCCGCAGTAAGCGCAGCGTCCGCCAAACTTCATGCGCAGTTCTGCGCGCTGTTTTTTGGTCAGTGCCATCACTCAGCCTCCACCTTGATGCCAGCAGTTGCTTCTACCGATGCCTTGACGAACCATGCTGCCCTGACAATGACGCTATGAATCCATTGCAAATCGGCGTTTTTATCTGCTGACTTCATTTTTTCGCCACTTAAAGCTTTGCTAATATGGCTGCGTACTAAATCGGCTTGAAGGCTGCGGGATTCTTCTATGCTGAAGCCGCCGGGCAAACTGGCTACGGTATTCTGCGCTTCAAGTTCGGCGATGCGCTTCTCCGCTTCGCGTTTCGCTTTCACCTCTTTCTGGATAATCCGGCTTAATTCATTGATGCTGGCGGTTCGTTCTTCGGTCATCTCATCGATGTGCGCTTTGAGCTTATCAGCGCGGAACCGCTCGTTATCAAAGCTGGTACGCCAGTTGTCCCGCTCCTGCTGCGCCTTCTCCAGCGCCTCTACCAGTGCGATGACATTGTTTGGGTTAGCCAGGGCGTAAAATTTCTCCGCCGCCGCACGGCCTTTCGAATACCTGGCGATAATGGCGAGCTCTTTCGCATCGATCGCTGCCGCTTTCAGGCTCTGCGCCAGTTCGGTGATATCAGTCATGCTGCACTCTCCTTAATCCCACTGCAGAACAGATGCGAAATACGCACCGCGACAAGGCGTATCACGTGGATGATGCCAGCCTGAATATCCTTCCTGCCCACCAATTGGACTGACTTTGTACCAGCACTGGTAATAGCGAGCGCTGGAAGCAAAATCCTCTGCGCCTTCAGCATCAATCACATCTTGGGATACAGACGCTTGGATAATATCTGCTTCGCTATAGTCGCCCCGCATAACCAGAAAACGAGCCTCATCGGAGCAGAGGTAATCAACTGCCCCATCAAATTTCCCCTTGCTGGTTGGTTTGGTTACGTTGCTCATGCTGTCCACCATTCAATAAACATGCAGATACCAACGGTTACTACGGCAATCAGCACCCAGCAGATCACATCTAACAGGGCGGCGAGCCGACGCAGGGTGTATTTGCTGTAATTCTCAGGTTCAAAATTCATTGCGCCTCCCCAAGCACCCAGCGCAGAGCCTCGGCATACTCGCCGCTGGCATCTTCGAGGGCTTTTGCAATTTCCTTGCGTGATTTGATACGCGGCTTTGCTTCACCAAGAACCTGGCGCTGCCGCCGGGCTTTTTCATGGCCTGTGATGCCGGCGGTCGCTGTCTCGATCTGCTTGACCTTCTCCCGTTGCTCTTCGGGTTTCAGCGATGCCAACTGACGCGCCTGGGTAACGTTAATTGTTCCTGCCTCTACAGCTTCCCGGACGGCCTGGGTAGCCTCGAGGAGGGAGAGCGTTGCTCGAACGGTCTGAACGCTGCAGCCAAACAACACTGCAATGTCGTCCTCATCGAGCCCGCGGTCGAGTGCGTCTGACATTTTTTTAGCCCGGCCAAGCGGTGTATCAGGTCGGCGAATTTCGTTTTCGCTGACCATGTATTTAGCCATCTGATTTGCTGATCCGCGCTTAACGACCCCAGGAACAAGCAGTGGGTCTTTGCCCTCTTTCAAAAGAAGCTTATTTGCCTCCAAGGTATGTTTTACGCGCTGACGGCCTACAACTACGCAGGTGAGCCCAAGTTCAGGGTCTTTCCAGACGATGATAGGTTCCAGTACACCCAGCTCCTTGATGTTCAGAACCATCCCTTCGTCGATAGGAAGGTGGACCCGTTCATCGTAAAGCGGGTGTGTTTTGTCGGTAACCAGGTGCAGGCTTTCAGGTTCGAACGTTAAAACGTTCGTTTTGCCGCTGGCGCCGTATACAACCTTTGAGTCTTTAGCCATCAGACAGCCTCCGCATTGCTGGTGGATGTCGTTGAGATACTCTTCAGATCGCGCATTGCTTCCAGGACGTGCATATTGCTGCGGGTTTTTGTGTGACGCTCAACAATTCGATCGCATTCTTTCGCCCAGGAAATAACTTCTTCCTTCATAGCGTCACGTTCTTTACATGCCTGCCGAAGGGTAATATTCGAAACATCGAGCATTGTTGCCAGCTCTTTAATAAGTTCTGAATTTGCAGGAGGCATTGTTTTAGCTGCCTCAAAGGCATTTCTAATTAACTGCTGTACTGTTTTTCCCATTTTGTATTTCTCCAACTGACGCGCTGCAACGCGCTTTAGGGTGCAGCAACCCAACCCATGAGAATGGGGTAATTGCTGTTGTTCTAATCAGGCTGCTGGTTTTTGTTCTTCGGGCTCTTTGTAGGCGAGCAGATCACAAAGCTGGTTAATTACTTTACAGAACTGGAACATGTCCGTACCTGCCTGGTGACGCCAGCGGTAGGCTTTGTCGTCATCATCAGAATAATCATTATCCTTGGTATCGATCCGCCGGAAATGGAACTTATCAGTAAGCAGAAAAGAGACGCCGCAGCCTCTTAATTCCATGTTATCGACGATAAAACCTGTGTTCAGGCTCTCCAGAATTTCACTGGTAACGGAAGTGTGTTCCGCAGAGTAGCGAATAACTTCTTTCTGTTCTGCCAGGCGGGATAGCTGGACATAATCACCGACCTCAAACCCGGCAAAGGCTGATTCTTCGCCGTCCAGATGGTTTTTAAGGCGCGTTGTCAGGCCGTTTTTGATATCACTGATGTTGATCGTGACTGTTTTTACTGAGCCGATCACTTTAACCAGCATCGCCCCGACTAAATTGGCAATATTTTTATTGGCGGAATTAATGATCAGCAGATTTTCTTCAGTGTTATACAGGACCAGGATCAGAGACGACTTGATGAATGCCTGTTTGCATAGCTGAACCTTAGCATCCTGGATAATGTTGTTACGGTCAGCGCGCTTCAATTTCTGACCACACGCATTTTCGATGCGCTGGATACGCTCATTGGCTTCTTTCATTACGACGTGCTGGGGGATTATTTTCTCATCGCGGCGAACCACGATTGCATAACCGTCAGTAATTGGCGTAACCAGCTCGCCGGTAATCGGGTTAGGGACGAAGGAAGCCCGCGCGAACTCCGTTTCTTTAAGTTCAGAGTAGGGCAATTCCTGCAGATGCCCTTCAACCGCTTCAATACTGGGCAAAGTAGCCCGATAGACAATGGCGTTACGTAACTTTGATAATTTCATTTCTGTGTCCTCTGCAAAGGATTAGTTAGTTATCTCCACACAACACAGAAGAGCACCTGCGGCTGCAAATCCGCCCGAGCGGATTGGGTTATGGGCCCGTCACTCGGTGGTGCTCTCGTGTCTTGTGTAAAAAGGGCGGTTACCCCATCAGAACATTATCCTCTTCCTCCTGTTTGGCTGGTGGAAGACTGGATAGCCGCCAAAAGAAGCTGTTATGCGATGTATTCGATAATTTCAGCGCCGTCTAAGTCCCAGTTACCGCAATAGTCAAGACCACGATTGAACCCGAATGCGCAGAGGTGGTAATCCAGGTCGGCGCAGGCTCGCGGGTTGATGTCTACGTCATCAAGGTCACACTCCACCACGGCTCCGGATGGAAGCTGAAAAACGACCTTTGGGCGAACTACGCGCAAGTGGAAGCGAGAAGACTGTTCCGCTCCAATAGCGTCGATCGCCTTGTAGCGCCACTCATCCGCCATAGCTTCAGCATCGTCAGCGCTACGTGAGTCGTGGAACGGGAAGTATTTAATTTCGGTATTACCGTTTAAAACTACTGCGTAACATGAAGACATGTGTTTACCCTCAAGAAACCGTTATCGGGTGGATTAAAAATTGCGTCGACCGGCGCTGCAGTACGCTTGTACACGTCACAACAAAAAGAGCACTACCGCGTTCTGCCGTTCCATCCTGGCTTTTGGTACCGCAACGGCTGCGAGATGTTTTTTGCATGCCAGCGCTCTTTTGGTTGTGCCCTCGTCTCTTCCGAGGCGTCACACCTTTTCGCCGCGCTGGTGGGGCGCACGTCGTGCCTGAAACACTTAGCTTGCACATTCCGGTTGTTCTGAGAGGCATGGATAAAGGGACTCTCAGGCCGCTAACGCTGCATGTGCCATACAACGGTCATGAATATTGCCGTTCACAACTGGAAGCGCACTCCTTCAGTTACAAACCGATCCCCACCGGAAAGAAGGGGAATGCGCTTCCATGTTGTGTTCTGTTCATCCTTGTCCGTAAGTTGCGTCCTGTGCCGACGAATAGAAGATAATCATAAATTGCGAGTAACGCAATAGATAAGTGCGTAAAACGCAAATTTAAGGCGAAAAAAAAGGCCTCGAATGAGGCCTGATTTATGATGATGAATGCTATCCATGCCGTTTAAAGGACTGAGACTGGCTTATTAAAACCTTTCCGTAGATATAGAATCTGTGTTCATTCTCTTTAGTTATATTCCATTCTCTATAACGAGGGTTATCAGAGATGACTAGCAGTTGGTCTGGTATCATCTGCAGGCGTTTAACATAAACTTTTCCATCAAAACCAAAGACGTAAATCCCATCCCCATCGAACTCATTGATAGTTACGTCCACAAAGATTAGGTCGCCAGGCTCAATCGTTGAGGCCATGCTATCACCGCGAACGTTGATGACCTTTACTCCAGATGAAGTCCTGCCACCAAACATTGCCAATGCCTGATCATTGCTGAACTCGATAGCATGAATGACATCTATGACGTCACTACCGTGTATATGTCCTGCCCCGGCGCTTGCGCTCACATCAAGTACCTCTACTCTGTATACATCCACATCCTTTACGGGAGATGCATGTTTTTCGCTGTTTATATGTACAGTAGTATCATTTTCGTCAGAGGTAAATAGGTCAGGTACACTTACGCTTAAAGCTTGAGCAAGTCGGTTAAGTGTCTGTTCTGAAAACTGCTTTTGTTTACCAGTTTCAAGCCTGGAAATATTGGCAGCATCAACGCCCACAGCTTCTGCAAGCTCTGCGATTTTAATGTTCTTCGCTAAGCGAAGTTGTCGTATGCGAGATCCTATTTTCATTCACTCATTACATGTTGTTTTTGCGTTTCGTGCAAAGCAACTTGCGCAATTCGCTAGCGTGGAATAACATGCGTAATACGCAAAAATAGGAGGTATTATGCAATCACCATTAAGAAAATTGCGAAAATCGCATGACATGACCTTATTGCACGTTGCAACCGGGGTACAGGTAGATCCTGCAACGTTGAGCCGCATTGAAAGATGCGAGCAAGTCCCATCTGTCGAACTGGCGGAGAGATTAGCCAAGTTCTTTAGAGGAGAAATAAGCGAATTACATATTTTGTACCCAAGTCGCTATCAAACAGATGACGTACCAAGTGCAAATAATCGTACTGCTTAAACGGTTATTCGATAACTACAAAAGGAAAATCAATATGGTAGAGCCAAACCTCAAAGAAGCCGTCAAAGCGATGTGCAAAGCATATCCAGGTGGGCGCGAAGCAATGGCTGGCGCACTGGGAATGACGGTGACGCAGTTTAATAACAACCTTTACGAGAAAAACGGCTGTCGTTTCTTCGAAGTCAGCGAGCTGGAAGCGATGGAGGACATTTCCAATACGTCGTTACTGGCTGATTACTTCGCTCGCCGCCGTGGTGCTCTGCTGGTGGATGTTCCGCACCTGGAAGAACTGGACCGCGTGGACTTGTTTAGCCGGGCAATGCGTACCTCTGCCGCCAGAGGTCAGGTTGACCAGATTATCGAACAGGCACTTGAAGATGGGGTAATCGAAAGGCATGAGGCAGAAGAAATCATGGTGCATCACCGCCGCCACCTGGCAGCTCGGGAAGAAGAGATTGCCGCAATTATCACGTTATTTTCACGCAAAAAGAAGTGACGCCAGCGAGTTGCAGCTCCTGGCGTCGTGGCGTGTCGTTATCAGTGGAGATTACTAACGCATGAACAGTTTATCAACACAATACCGCAGGTCGCAACTTGTAGCGCGGCCAGTTCCTGGTGGAGCAGGACCGGTGCAGTTCGTGTATGGGGTAAGAGTACCAGGCGGGTTCGAGCCTGTCTGCTACCAGTTTGCTCAGTGGGTGGTAGGGGACTTTAACGGCCAGGCGGAGAAAGTATGCGAGAGCTCAACCGATGGTTCAGAGATCACTACGGTGTCCCGGTCAGGGTCATACGCTGGGAGCCCCAAACACAGCGCGTTATATACCTGCGTGAAGGGTACGAGCATGAATGCTTTAGCCCCCTTGAGCAGTTCAGACGTAAATTCAGAGAAATAAAGGACGATCATGAGCACTAAATTAACAGGATACGTCTGGGACGCTTGTGCATCTTCGGGGATGAAGCTATCCAGCGTGGCAATCATGGCGCGCCTGGCTGACTTCAGCAACGATGAGGGTGTTTGCTGGCCTTCTATTGCGACCATATCCCGTCAGATTGGCGCTGGTGAAAGTACTGTCAGAACGGCGATAGCTGCACTTGAGAAAGAGGGGTGGCTCACTCGCACACAGCGCCGCAACGGCAACCGTAATGCATCGAACGTCTACCAGCTCAACGTTTCCAAACTACAGAAAGCGGCATTTTCTCACCTGTCAGTTTCTGACACATCAAAATCTGACGCGTCAAAATCTGATGCGTCAAAAATTGACCCCTCAAAATTTGAGGCGTCGGAATACATCAAAAAAACCAGTTTTGACCCGTCAGAATCTGGTGGGGATCCGTCAGTAAAATCAACTACTGATCCATCAGATATAAATCCTTCTTGTCCGGACGCTTCGCAACCGGACGAACAGGGCTCTGCAGATGAATTTCTGTCACGACATCCTGACGCGGTGGTGTACAGCGCTGCAAAGCGGCAGTGGGGCAGCCAGGACGATTTAAAATGCGCTGAGTTCATTTGGGGAAAAATTATCAGCATGTACGAACTGGCGGCTGAAAGTGATGGTGAGGTAGTTCGCCCTAAAGAACCAAACTGGACCGCATGGGCGAATGAGGTTCGCCTGATGGTGATGCAGGACGGGAGAACCCATAAACAAATTTGCTCACTGTTCAAGCGCGCCAACAAAGATTCGTTCTGGTGTAAAAACGTACTCAGCCCGTCGAAGCTTCGGGAAAAATGGGATGAGCTGTCGTTAAAACTATCTGCTCCACTCAATAGCTCCCGCCAGGAATCGTCCATTTCGCGAGCCAGCTTCGACGGGGTTGATTACTCATTGCCAGAAAACTCGGGGTTCCGCACATGAGCAAGCCATTTCTCAAATGGGCTGGTGGAAAGTATACCCAGCTGGCTGACCTATTCGTGCATATCCCGGCAGGGAAACGCCTGATAGAGCCATTCGTTGGTGGTGGGTCGGTATTCCTGAACAGCGAAAAGCACGCAGATTACCTGCTGGCGGACGTTAATCCGGACCTGATTAATCTGTATCAGATGTTAGCGGTGGTGCCGGATGAAGTGGAATTAAAGGCCCGCTGGATGTTCGAGCACATGCGGTCACCAGATGGCTATGAGCTGATCCGTTCCGAGTTCAACGCTCAGACGCTGGATGCTACTGAACGCGCAGCTGCATTCCTGTATCTCAACCGGCATTGCTTCAATGGCCTGATGCGCTACAACCAGGCGAACAAATTCAATGTGGGATGGGGAGGCTACAAGGCGCCGTATTACCCGATGGATGAGATGAAAGCCTTTGCGGCTATGGCGCATAACTGCGTATTCATGACCGCTGACTATCGCCGGACAATCAGCCTGGCCGGGAAAGGGGATGTGGTTTACTGCGATCCGCCTTACGAACCGATGCCGGGAACAGCCGGATTCACCGCCTACGCCGCTGGTGGTTTTAACTGGGAGAACCAGGTAGACCTGGCGAAGCAATGCGTATCTGCCTATCACCGTGGGGCTCGGGTAGTGATTTCCAACTCATCTGCACCGAAGGTTCTCGACCTGTACCGGGAGCATGGTTTTAACCTGCAATTCATCAACGCGCGCCGTTCGATCTCCTGCAAAAGCAGTACGCGGGAAGTCGCAAAAGACGTTGTAGCGATCCTTTAAGGGGGCTAAATGAAACTGACTTTACCTTTTCCACCGAGCGTAAATAGTTACTGGCGCGCCCCGAGCAAGGGACCGCTGAAAGGCAGGCATCTGGTCAGCGAGACAGGGCGCAAGTTCCAGCAGGCAGCGAGAGCGGCGATTATTGAGCAACTGCGGGCCGTTCCCCGGCCATCATCTGATCTGGCCGAGGTTCACATAGTGTTGTATCCGCCGGATCAGCGCCGTCGGGATATCGATAACTACAACAAAGCGCTGTTCGATGCCCTGACTCTAACAGGCGTCTGGGAAGACGACAGTCAGGTTAAGCGCATGCTGGTGGAGTGGGGGAACATCGTGAAGAAAGGGAAAGTAGAAATCACCATCCGTCGTTTTCGTGCAGCTGCCTGACGTGGAGATGATATGAGAGCACTACTAACCCCTGAGATTGCCCCCCGCATGGGCGTTGTTCTTCTTCGCCCAGGCGCTGATCTCATGCCGATGTTCAGGAGAGGGCGGGTACTGATTGAGCCTGCACCGGAAAAATACAGTGACTACGCAACCGGCGCTATCCCTCCCGCCACGCAGCCACTGGCAGAAGACCCGGTTTTGAAGCCAGTCTTCGAAAACAAAGACGTCATTCTGCGCGCGGGTGGTATCAGCTCGCTGGAGGCCGAGCTGGAGCGTCGTTTTGAATGCCAGTACCCGCACGGTTCGTGGCACAGCGAAAATTTTACGCTGTTTCGGCATGAGCCTGGCAGCATCCGCCTTTGCTGGGCCTGCGATAACCTGCTGCGTGATCAGTACACAGAGACGCTGGCAGGCATTGCGCGTGAGAACCTGGTATCCTGGCTGATAACGGTTATCCGCTCACAGCTGGGGTTCAACGAAGACCATCAACTGACGATCCCCGAGTTGTGCTGGTGGCTGGTAATAAACAATCTGGCGCACGTCATCCCTGAATCGCTGGCCCGTAAAGCCCTGCGATTGCCGGAAATTAAGCATCAGCCGGTGATGAAGGAGAGCGATATTGTGCCGGAGCCAGCGGCGAGCGAAGTGGTGCAGAAAAAGATTCTCGGTCTTCGCGTAGATCCTGAAACGCCGGAATCATTCATGCTGCGACCAAAGCGCCGCCGCTGGGTAAACGAGAGCTGGACGCGCTGGGTTAAGTCCCAGCAGTGTGTCTGCTGTAACAAACCAGCAGATGATCCCCATCACCTGATAGGCCACGGACAAGGTGGAATGGGAACAAAAGCGCATGACCTGTTTGTGTTGCCGCTTTGCAGAGCGCATCACGACGAGTTGCACGCTGACACCGTGGCATTTGAGGAGAAGCACGGCTCACAGCTGGAGCTGCTGTTTCGATTTCTGGATCGTTCGCTGGCAATTGGCGTGCTGGCATAGTGGAGAACGCATAATGATTAACCCGTCCGAGGTTGGAAAAGCTGGTGAAATGGTCAGGCTGAAAACGCTGGAGGCCATCTGGATTCAAGGGAAGCTGCGCATGTGGGGCCGCTGGTCTTACATCGGCGGCGGTAGTGGCGGCAATATGTTTAACCAGTTACTGGCTTCCGGGAAAGTCACTAAAACAGCCATCAACGAAGCATTACGCCGGATGAAGAAGTCTGGCATCTCGAAGCCAGAGCTTGAGGCGTTTTTTCGTGAAATACTCGCGGGGAAAAACAAAAGCGGCCTGGCCTTCTGTACAGACGATGAAGGACTGCTGATTGATAAGGTACTGGGGGCAGTCCTTATTACAGGTGGTCACAAAGAGCTGTATCACCTGCTGGTGGAGCATTACCGGTTACGGAAGAGCAAACGCCGCATAGCGGAAGAGCTCTATGAAAAGCATCCCGACTGGTGCTTTATGACCTGTAGACGCAGAGTTGATACGTGGCTTAGTTTGGCAGAATCGATGCTGTACGCACCAATGTGTGACGCATTCGGCACAAATGGCGACAGATTTTACTTGCAAAGTGAGCCAGAAACTGCTTGAATTGTGATAGGCTCGGGACGTTAAAGCGAACTGAGCAGCATGAAATAAATTAAAGGCCCAAGGCTAACCCCCTTGGGCTTTGTCATTTCTGCACTCCGGTCAGGGCTCTTGGGTAGAGACGTGCTGCACGATACGTTAAAGCCCTCTGCGCAGAGCCCTGAACCAGATTGCTGGTTTAGCTCAGAAGGTAGAGCGCCTGCCTTGTAAGCAGGATGTCAGCGGTTCGATTCCGTCAACCAGCACCAGAACGGCAGAGGGGCCAGCGTCTGAAGCGAATCCCGATCACAATGCGTAACTTATCTAGGGGAAGCTATGCAGCAACCATATTTTTTTAACCCGGGCATGACCACTCAACAGCTTGAAGACTGGCTTGGGCAACAGAAAATCTATCTTGCCCACTTCAACCGTCTGATAGCAGAAAAAGCCGCTCTTGAGGAGCGGTTGAGTCAGATCTCTGCGGAGATTGGGCGAGTCGCTACTGGTAGCTTTGAAGGAATGCTGAGTTTTCCCTGGGATCCCAGTCCTCTTGTGGAAAATCCTCAACAGGATAGTGGCCAGTCGGCAGATTGAGTGACGCCAGGACAGCGGCAGCATCTTCTGACATATAACTGGGCTTTAGTTGACTGGCAATGATAAAGAGACAGTCGTTTAGCGAGAGTCTTCTAATCTCTTCAGGTTTCCACTTGGTCATTTCGAAGATAAGGTGATGAAGAGCCTTATCGTTATCAAGATAATAATAATCCGATGAAAAATGTTTCCTGTACTCATCGAGAATACATTCAAGAGTGAATATTTGTCCTATTCGATACCAAACCTGCCTGGCTCTGTAACTGTGTGAGTCTGCCAGTAATGTTTGGGGGAAGTTGTTATTTTGACAAACCCGGGACTTGATTACCTGTAAAAGGTCTGAGTACTTACTCATATTTTCACCAGTTGATGTTTTAATCATTTGCGAATCAATTTTATCAAAGAGAAAAACAAGCCGCTACACGCTGATAACATCAGGCTGGGCGGTTATGGTGAGCCGATACCTCAGACAAGCAGAGTATTGAAACCAGAAAGACTGAATGTTAAATTTCTGGTGTGGTGAATCCCCCTATGCGGAGGGGCATTGCCAGTCTGATATGTTTTTTTGCGCATTGCGAGTCGTCTGTGGACTGGCGGCGACTTACCGGGAGGCACCCGGCACCACACCTAATAAAAAATGATGATAGCTGTAAGGCCCACTTCGGTGGGCTTTTTCTTTGGGCAAAAAAAAGCCCGCATGGTTTCATGCAGGCAAGGCAGTTACATTTAGATTTTGTCCCGGTATATGTTTTTTTGTCCGGAAGTCGAAAGATACTGTCTCGAATACATTTTGTAAATAACGGATTCAAATCACAATGCCATGCATTTGCATGGCTTTTTTATTATCAGGTCCCGCAGGAATCATCATCGACACGCTTCGTTGTTAAATCCAGCCTGACGGGCCTGACCCTTTTCAAACACACAGCTTCCCGATCTTCCATCGGAGGCGGTAACTATGGCTAAACGTATGCAAGACAAAGAGAGCATTGCCGGGATGTCCTGGCTGGTTCTGCTGATCATTGCTTGCTGGGGTGGACTTGTCCGCTACCTGATAGATGTGAAGCAGAGCAAGGCAACATGGAGCTTGATCAATGCTCTTGCCCAAATGGTGGTTTCAGGGTTTACCGGCGTTATTGCTGGCCTGGTGAGCATTGAAAGCGGACTGAGCATTTACATGATACTGGCCACTTCCGGAATTAGCGGGGCAATGGGTTCTGTTGCTTTGACCTATTTCTGGGAACGCATTACCGGAGTTAAGGCGCCATGACAGCAGATCAGATTATCGAGGGGATCCTCGGCAAGGAGGGTGGTTATGTCGATCATCCGTCGGATAAAGGCGGGCCGACCCGCTGGGGCATCACGCAGACCACCGCGCGTGCACATGGCTACACCGGTGATATGCGGAACCTGCCCAGGGAAACAGCAAAGCAAATCCTGCTGAGCGATTACTGGACCGGCCCCCGGTTTGACCAGGTGGCAGCTCTATCTACGTTACTGGCAGATGAGCTTTGCGACACTGGCGTGAACATGGGGCCATCTGTAGCCAGTAAGTTTTTCCAGCGCTGGCTGACCGCAATGAATATGCGCGGAAAGCTGTATCCCGATCTGATTCCGGATGGTGCCATTGGTCCCCGAACCATCACCGCGCTTAAGGGATACCTTTCCGCCCGCGGGAAAGAGGGTGAACAGGTTCTGTTGCGTGCGCTGAACTGCAGCCAGGGTGCCAGATACCTCGAACTGGCGGAGGGCCGCGAAGCCAACGAGGATTTTCTCTACGGCTGGGTTAAGGAGCGTGTCCTGTGAAGATGATCATTTTCGCTTTGCTTGTGCTGGTGGCTGTGCTCGTTCTGTTACTTCTGCGCAAATATACCCGGCTGGAGTTCGTAGGGCATGCCAGCTTGCTGCTGAAAACGTGGTCTGTAAAGCTGGGAGCTATCGGCGCGCTGGTTGGTGTATGGGCGCAGTCGTTCCCGGATGCTGCGCTGCACGCCTGGGCGGTGCTGCCGCCGGATATTAAAAACATCCTGCCGCCAAACATCGTTGCGTTTATTAGCCCTGCGCTGGTGGTGCTGGCCGTACTATCGCAATACGTACGCCAGCCAGCATTGAAAGAAAAGGCCGACGAACTGAAGGAGCAGCAATGAGCTTTGAAATTATCGCGGGACTGGTGGTCGTCATCCTGGGTGCTATTGCTGGCGCGTTCGGCATTGGTCATGCTCGCGGGGCCAGAAAGGCGAAAGCCAAAGCTGATCAGCAACGTACCGAAGAGAACGCCGCTGCTACTGTCGCCGCGGCAGAACGCCGTGCTGAAGTCACGAAAGGGGCAAGCGATGTACAGGAAGACGTTAAGCGTATGGGCGATGACGATGTTGATCGCGAGCTGCGCGAAAGATTTACCCGCCCCGGTAGTCGTTGATACGGCCTGCAGTTGGGTGCGGATCATTTACCTGACTGACCACGATATCGACGTGCTGGATAAGCAGACCAAGCGCGACATTCTGGCGCACAACAAAGCAGTGCAGGCCAATTGTCCGCAACATACAGTGAAAGGCGCAAGATAAGTAAACATAAAGCCCGGCATATTTAATGTTTAATATTCAATCGCTCACCTCAATAAAAGTTTTGAAAACGTGGCATTCAAACAGTCAGCAATGAAATGTTTGTATCTAATCCAGTGGTAGTCATGCACTATAGGCTCTCAAACCACTCTTAACTAAGTAGCCACTCATGACAGTAAACTCACTACCACGACTTCCATGCGGTTATCGTTACGGCAATGAGCGCTCGACCTGGCCTCCGGCTGATGGGGAATTTTTTCCCCCACAAGGGTGTGTTATAAAATCTGTTCATTTTGGGGATGGAATGGTTATTTATGTTCCCATCCAGCGCTACATTAAAAATTTAGACCTATGGGTCAATGCTGAAGGAACCGTCGAATAAATTGTTAGTTACCGGCCTCATCCGGGAGCGCTGGGAATAGCCATCAAAAACCAGCACAGATACCTGTTGCTCTGGTTGAATGTTCCGGCAAGTTGAAAATGATTGGTTCTATGAGCTCTTTCGATATTTAAATGCTATCGATAACTTAAATGAAGCTATCATCACGTTATCACTGCCAGCCAACACCAAAACGGCAGTGGTCAGTTAAAAAGCAGAAAAGCCACTCCCGGGTGGCTCCTGAGAGATTTTAGTTTTCTAACTGGTACCAACCAAAGGTCGCATTTTTATGCGGCCTTTTTTATTGCGCGTAACAAACATCCATAAGGCAACCGTTCTGCTTGTTCAGTCGGCAAGAATTAATGCGAATGCATCACAGAGGCCATTTACTGAGTGGCTTCGATAATGCTCCCCACATCGCACAGAGGTAAGACATGTCAGAGATCACACCTGCATAACAGATTCGACTGAATCTGCTTTCCACCCTGAACTACGACACAGCAGCAGCAAAAGAGGCTATTGCGTTCGTTCAGGATAGCCAGCTCAAATATCAGCTGTTCATCCAGCAGTACAGCCGCGTAACAACTGAATCCGAAGTGGTGGCGCGGACCATCAAAGCAGTTCAGGAATCGACCGAGGCGCTGGCGCTGTTTGATACCGCGGCTGAGCAGGCCAGTTAAGGCATTACAGCAGGCATTCACTGAGTGCCTGTGATAATGCAAATCTCATAAGGACTTAATCATGCCCGCACTAATCCCCCGAGCATGTCGTAAGCGTGGATGCGCAGGCACAACAACCGACCGCTCAGGCTACTGCGAAAAGCACCGCAATGAAGGCTGGCAACAGCATCAACAGGGAAAGAGTCGCCACGAGCGTGGCTACGGTAGCCAGTGGGATATCAGGCGTGCGCGCATCCTGAAACGAGACAACCATTTGTGCCAGAACTGCCTTCGCAGCGGGCGAGCTGTCGCAGCAAAGACGGTTGACCACATCAAGTCCAAGGCTCATGGGGGTACCGATGACGATTCGAACCTCGAAAGCCTGTGCTGGCCCTGCCACCGTCACAAGACCGCCACGGAGAGAACGCGATGAGTTACACACGCTGCACCTATTGCGGCTCAAAGATGCACACTGTCGCAAATTGCCCTAAGACGTGGGGTGGTTCCTCGCGACGTGCAAATCTGCGCTGCGGCTACTGCGGTCAGTCAGGGCACAACTCCAGCGCCTGCCCGCGCAATGCGACCGCCGGGCGCCGGCGTACCCTGAATGATGACTTTCATCTCGATTAGTTGCATTTGAAATGATTTTGAATGAAATCAAATGTTGCAAATGAGAATGAATGTCAAATAGGCCGGGGGGGGATCAAATCCCTACGGGCGACCGCCCAAAGGACCGCCGCCTAACCTTTTTTCACACCGCCGCAGGTTAGAAAACTTTTTTTTGGGGTCCCCCATCCAATGATTAATAGGAGTTTTCGATTATGCCTGGACCACCGAAAACCCCGACACATCTGGCTTTAGTGAAGGGGAACCCATCCAAGCGCCCGATCAATAAGAACGAGCCAAAACCCCCGTCAGGGGTCCCCCCAATACCGAAACATTTCGATAAACAGGGTAAGTACTGGTTCAAGCGTATTGGTGAGGCACTTGATGCCGTCGGCGTGTTGACCACGCTGGATGCTAAAGCGCTGGAGTTGTTGATAGAAGCCTATGTTGAATACCGGCATCACTGCGACACGCTTGATCGTGAAGGTTACACCTATGCCGTCTACAGCGAAGATGATTCAGACGAAGGAGGGGAGCGGGAAATCAGAATGATCAAACCGCACCCTGCAGCAGTCATGAAGGCTGACGCGTGGAAACGGATCAGAGCGATGCTGAGCGAATTCGGCATGACACCTGCCAGCCGATCAAAGGTTGGTGCAAAAGGCCCGGCAGAAGCCGACCCACTGGAAGAATTTCTTAAAAAGCGCAAATGATGAATGGCAACCGTTGCAGATGGATTCCGCTACGCCGAGCGCGTGGTATCTGGCGATATCGTTGCTGGCGAACTGGTGCGTCTTGCGTGCCAGCGGTTCTTTCATGATTTAGAGCACGGCCCGGAGCGCGGTGTTTATTTTGATGAAGGCCGCGCCCAGCACGTTCTCGATTTTTATAACTTCGTCCCCCATGTGAAGGGGCACTTGACCGGCAAGCCGATCGAGTTGATGGACTGGCACACATTCATCCTGATTAACCTTTTCGGGTTTGTCGTCCCGCTGATAGATGAAATAACGTTTGAGAGCATTCTTGACGACGATGGCGACCCCATGTTTGTGCGTCGATTTCGTACCGCCTATGACGAAGTAGCGCGTAAAAATGCAAAATCAACGCTTTCGTCTGGCATCGGGCTTTATATGACTGGTGCCGACGGTGAGGGTGGTTCTGAGGTTTATTCCGCAGCAACAACCAGGGACCAGGCCCGCATCGTGTTTGATGATGCGAAGCGCATGATTAAGCTGGCTCCTAAAACACTGGGCCGGTTGTTTGGTAGTAACAAGCTGAATATTCACCAGGAGCGGACGGGCTCAAAATTCGAACCTGTAGCCAGTGATGCGAATAACCTCGACGGCCTTAATATTCACTGCGGGATCGTTGATGAGCTGCACGCACATAAAACCCGTGACGTCTGGGAAGTTCTGGAAACAGCGACCGGTGCGCGCCTGCAGTCCCTTATTTTTGCAATCACCACTGCGGGTTTTAATAAGGAAGGTATCTGCTACGAGCAACGTGATTATGCAATCAAGGTTCTGAAGAACTTTGATAACCCTGACCCGCTTTCAATTAAGGATGACAGCTATTTTGCGCTGATTTATACCCTGGATGAGGGGGACGATCCTTTCGACGAGGCAAACTGGCCGAAAGCAAATCCCGGCCTGGGGATATGTAAGCGTTGGGACGATATGCGCCGTCTGGCTAAAAAGGCGAAAGAGCAGGTGGCGGCGCGTGTCGGTTTTTTTACCAAGCATCTCAATATCTGGGTGCAAGGTGAAAAAGCATGGATGGATATGGCGCGCTGGGAAAAATGCCGTGACGACTGGGACGACTCCACTTCGGCCAACTGGTCAATGTGGCTCGGCGTTGACCTCTCCAACAAAATTGATATTTCAGCTGCAGTTAAAGTCTGGCTTGCTCCAAATGGCGATGTTTATGTCCGCTCCAGATTCTGGATACCTGAAGGTCGGCTGGAAGCCTGTTCCAAGCAGCAGGCGGACCTTTACAGAAAATGGAATCTCGCTGGAGTCCTTGAGTTTACCGATGGCGATGTCGTTGACCATGCAGTAATTAAAGAGGAAACGATCGAATGGGCGCGAGGTGACTCGCTGAACGAGTTTGCATACGACCCGTGGAGTGCCACTCAGTTTGCTTTGTCGGTAGCAGCTGAAGGTGTACCAATTGTTGAAGTCCCTCAGACGGTTAAAAACCTGTCTGAAGCAATGAAGGAAGTCGAGGCGAAAATTTACGCCGGGCGTTTTCATCACGATGGCAATCCAGTGATGACATGGATGATGTCAAACGTCACCGTCAAACCAGACAAAAACGAGAATATTTTCCCCAACAAGGCCACGCCTGAAAACAAAATTGACGGTCCTGTCGCGATGTTTATTGCGATGAGTCGCCTGCTTGTTAACGGTGGTGGTGAAGTTGACTTCCTGTCCACTATCGATCCTGACGAAGACCTTTTACTTCTATGAAAACTCTAATCACTGATGTTATCGGGCTTACCGGGTTCGGTTCGCTTGCTGCAGGCGTGTATCTCCAGTTCGGGCTGGCGATGTCTCTGATGATGTCGGGAACCCTGCTACTCATTTATGCGCTGTTAGCGGCAATGAGGGGGAATAATGCTGCTTGATGCTCTTTTTCGCAGTGAACCACTGGAAAACCCGGCTACTCCGATCACGAGTGAATCGGCAGAAACCGATAACGTGTTTGCCCGAGACGTATTTGTCAGCCCGCAAACGGCAATGAAGCTGGCTGCGGTGTATGCCTGTATTTACGTTATCTCTTCGAATATCGCTCAGATGCCACTGCATGTTATGCGGAAAACCAATAACAAGGTTGAAGCTGCCCGCGATCACCCTGTGTTTTACCTGGTTCACGATGAGCCGAATATGTGGCAGACCAGCTATAAGTGGCGTGAGCTAAAACAGCGTCATATTTTGGGCTGGGGGAATGGTTACACCTGGGTGAAGCGTTCCCGTCGTGGTGAAGTTTCCGGGCTGGAATGCTGCATGCCCTGGGAAACGACACTGCTTAACACGGGTGGTCGGTATACCTATGGCGTTTACAACGAAGAGGGGGCGTTTGCCGTCAATCCCGACGATATGGTGCATATCCGGGCGCTGGGTAACAACCAGAAAATGGGGCTTAGCCCAATCATGCAGCATGCCGAGACGATAGGCATGGGGATGAGCGGGCAGGCTTATACCAGTTCATTCTTCAACGGTAATGCGCGACCCGCTGGCATTATTTCGGTGAAAAGCCAGCTGAATGAAGAAAGCTGGGGGCGTTTAAAAAGCATGTGGCAAAAAGCTACAGCTGCTTTGCGCAGCCAGGAGAATAAAACAATGCTTCTCCCGGCAGAGCTGGATTACAAAGCGCTCACCGTTTCCCCGGTTGATGCCCAGATCATTGATATGTCGAAGCTGAATCGGTCGATGATTGCCGGGATATTTAATGTACCGGCGCACATGATTAACGATCTCGAAAAAGCCACTTTCTCAAATATTACGCAACAGGCCATTCAGTTTGTCCGCTACACGATCATGCCGTGGGTAACGAACTGGGAACAGGAACTCAATCGCCGCCTGTTCACCCGTGCTGAACTGGCCGCCGGGTATTACGTCAGGTTTAACCTGACAGGCCTGCTACGCGGGACCCCGCAGGAACGTGCTCAGTTCTACCACTTTGCGATCACTGATGGCTGGATGAGCCGCAATGAAGCGCGAGCCTTCGAAGACATGAATCCGGTAGATGGCCTGGATGAAATGCTGGTGAGCGTTAACGCCGCGAACCCCGCAGACGATTTTAAGGCACCTAAAACCGACGAGGAAAAGCCCAATGAATGACCGTGAAACGCGCTGTTACAGCGGGGAGGTCAGAGCCGAGCAACGCACCGATGAACCTACCCGCATTCTGGGCTATGGCTCGGTGTTCAACAGCCGTTCTGAACCCCTGTGGGGATTCCGTGAAATCATCAAGCCCGGAGCATTTGACGATGTGCTGAATGATGATGTTCGCGGGCTGTTTAACCATGACCCCAACTTTATTCTGGGACGGAGCGCTGCCGGGACGCTATCCCTGTCTGTCGATGAGCGCGGCCTGCGTTACGACATTACAGCGCCGGATACGCAAACTATCCGCGATCTGGTGCTGGCGCCGATGATGCGCGGTGACATTAACCAGTCATCTTTTGCCTTCCGGGTATCCCATGACGGTGAAAATTGGTACCAGGACGATGAAGGGATCGTTATTCGTGAAATATCGAAGTTTTCCCGGCTGTTTGATGTCAGTCCGGTGACTTATCCCGCATATCAGGAGGCCGACTCCGGCGTCCGATCGATGAAATCCTGGCAGGAGGCGCGCGACAGCGGTGCGCTAAAGAACGCCATTAATCAACGAATGGCGCGTGAGCGCCTGCTGACCCTTCTTAACGCGTAAGGAAAAATCATGAAACTGCATGAAATGAAGCAAAAACGTAACATCATCGCCAAAGATATGCGTGCCCTGCATGACAAAATTGGCGATACACCCTGGACCGATGAGCAGCGTACTCAGTGGAACGCTGCAAAATCGGAGCTTGACGCTCTTGATGAGCGTATTGCACGCGAAGAGGAACTGCGCCGCCAGGATCAGAACTATATCCACGAAAACGAGCCGGAACAGCGCCAGCAGCAGAATCGTGATCCAGCAAACCCGGAAGCACAGGCTAACGAACGCCGTGCTGCGGCGTTTAATGCGTTTTTGCGCCGTGGTCTTGGCGAGATGAGCGCTGAAGAACGCCAGGCTTTAAAGGAGCTGCGTGCTCAGGGCACGACGCCGGATGAAAAAGGGGGTTACACCGTACCAACCCAGTTCCGAAATAAGATCGTCGAAGCACTGAAAGATTACGGTGGAATTGCCAGTGTGGCGCAAATTCTGAATACCGCCAACGGCCAGGACATTGACTGGGCAACCTCTGACGGTACTACTGAAGAAGGTGAACTGCTGGGCGAAAACACTGAAACCAGTGAAGAAGACGTGTCTTTCGGCGGTGCAACGCTGGGGGCTAAAAAACTGTCCTCTAAAATCATTCGCGTATCCAATGAACTGCTCCAGGACAGCGGCGTAGATATCGAGGCGTTCCTGGCCGCGCGTATCGCCACTCGCATCGGACGTGGTGAAGCGAAGTATCTGGTATTAGGGACCGGCACCGGCACCCCGCTGCAGCCTAAAGGGTTGGCTGCGTCGGTAACTGGCACCAAAAATACCGCAGCAGCGACCACCTTTACCTGGAAAGAGCTGAACGCACTGAAGCACTCTGTCGACCCGGCATACCGTAACGGTCCAAAGGTGCGCTGGGCCTTTAACGATGCAACGTTGCAGCTGGTGGAGGAAATGGAGGACGGACAGGGCCGCCCGCTCTGGTTACCGAACATTATCGGTGGCGCACCTGCCACTGTTCTGCAGGTGCCGTATGTCGTTGACCAGGCTATTCCTGATATCGCGGCTGGTGCCAAATTTGCCTACTTCGGCGATTTTAACCGCTTTATCGTTCGTCGCGTCACTTACATGACCCTGAAACGGCTGGTTGAGCGTTACGCAGAGTACGATCAGACTGGCTTCCTGGCCTTCCACCGCTTCGACTGCATACTGGAAGATACCGGCGCGATTAAGGCGCTGGTGGGTAAACCGGCATCTGGCGGCTAAGGCAATAATCAGCTTCAACCTCCACCGCTCCGGCGGTTTTTTTATGCCCGCAGTTCGCTGCGGGCCAGGGAAAATACATGAGCACAACGATTGAGATGTTGCGGGCGCAGTGTCGGATCGATATTGACGATGCAACCGAAGATGAACTGCTGACGCTGTATTTCACAGCTGCTCGGCGTCGCGCAGAGAACTTCATTAATCGGAAACTGTATGAAGACTCTGTGCCTGATACCGATCCAGACGGGTTAAAAATTGCTGACGATATCCTCCTGGCGCTGATGCTTCTTGTTGGGCATTGGTTCAACAGCAGGGAAGAAGCTTCCGATGTAAATAAAATGAGTATTCCCTTCGGCTTCACTTCGTTGCTTGAACCCTACCGATATATCCCACTTTGAGGTGATTTATGGCCTGTGAAGGGTGTCTCCGTCGGCGTGAATGGTTAAAAAAGTGGACGAAAATAGCCTATGAACGAGCAACTGGTAAACGCGCTGATAGCAGCGCTGAGAGAACAAACAGCAGCACAGAGAGAGCAGACGGAAGCGATAAACCGCCTGGCTGAATCTAACGTCGCCCTGTCCGATGTAATTATCCAGTCGCTGGCTGCAGATGACGATATTGAAATCACTTCACTGGGTGATGATCGCCCCGTTTACCTGAGTCAAAGAGCGAGGGGGTGATATGCAGGCCGGAAAATTGCGTAACAGGATCACCCTGCAGGAGCCGGTAAAAGAACAGAACCCGACAACGGGAGCCGTAATTAATACCTGGCGCGATGTCGCAACCCTTTGGGCCGAAGTCGCTCCTTTATCCGCACGTGAGTTTATCGCCGCCCAGGCCTCTCAGGGCGAAGTTACCACACGGATAACGATTCGTTACCGTGAGGGCGTCACCCGCAAACATCGGATCCTGTTTCGTGGCCGCATCTACAACATTGAGGGCGTTTTACCTGATCCCCGGAGCGGCAGGGAATACCTGACACTGCCATGTTCAGAAGGGGCTAACGATGGCTGATGGCGTAGAAGTAAACCTGACTGGCCTCGATTCCGTTCTGGGGAAACTGGATGCCGTCTCACAGGTCACTCGCGATAAATCCGGTCGTGCAGCGCTGCGTAAAGCGGCAAACGTCATCAGGGACAGAGCGCGCAATAATGCCACGCGGGTTGATGATCCTCTCACCAAAGAGGCTATCTACAAAAACATTGTGGTCAGCTTCAGCAGCAAGGCGTTTCGCAGAACCGGCGATCCGACGTTTCGTGTCGGGGTGATGGGCGGCGCCAGGCAATACGCCAATACTAAGGCCAACGTCCGAAAAGGCAGGGCGGGTAAAAGTTTTAACACTGCCGGAGATAAAGGTAATCCCGGCGGGGATACCTGGTACTGGCGATTCCTGGAATTCGGCACAGAGCACGCAGCAGCAAAGCCTGTTTTACGGCCGGCGATCAATGGTGTTGATACCGACGTAATAAATACTTTCGCAGCGGAGCTGGAAAAGTCCATTGATCGGGCTGTGCGACGGGCGGCTAAAAAAGGAACTCCGGTATGATTGCTCCAATATTTGTAGTTTGCGCAGCCAGTCAGGCAGTCAGGGATTTGTTAGGCTCTAATCCCGTGCGGCTTTATCCGTTCGGTATGCAGGACGATAATATCGTTTATCCCTATGCAGTCTGGCAAAACATAGGGGGCAACCCTGAAAATTATCTGAACCAGCGGCCAGATGCGGATCACTATTCTCTGCAGGTTGATGTCTATGGCGATACTGACACCGACGTGATCGCTGCTGCCCGTGCTTTACGCGACGCAATTGAGGGCAAGGCCTATATCACCCGATGGGGTGCACAAAGCCGCGATCCTGTAACAATGCGATACCGCTATTCCTTCGATGTTGACTGGATAACGACCAGATAACCAACAACCCCAAACTGACCCGCCTTGTGCGGGTTTTTCTTTTATGGAGACAAAACATGTCTGTATTAACGCAAGGCACGCAGTTTTTTGTGCTCAAGTCTGGCGTGGTCAGCGAGGTTGAATGCATCACCAGTTTCAACCCCGGCGGGAACCCTGCCGATCAGATTGAAGATACCTGTCTGAGTGAGCGGGATTCCAGAACCTACAAAAAGGGACTTAAAACGCCTGCGGCCGCAACCGTCGGGCTTAACGCTGATCCGACGAACGCAAGCCACATTATGTTGCATGGCCTCGCTGAAGCGAATGACCAGACGCCGTTAACTTTTGCGGTTGGCTGGTCAGATGGAACCAGCGCCCCGACAGCCGCCGCTCCTGGCGCTGAGGATGCTGTTGATGGTCTGGTGCTGCCATCGGATCGAACCTGGTTCATTTTCCAGGGTTACGTTTCCGACTTCCCGTTTGATTTTCAGGGTAACGCTGTTGTGACGACCTCCGCCACGATCCAGCGGTCTGGCTCTTCCGTATGGGTGCCGAAGGCCGCAGCGTAATTAATATGCCCGGTTATCCGGGCTTTTCAATTCAGGAGCTGAAATGCAACTTACTCTCGATACCTTAAAAGAAACCGGTGCCTTTACCGGGCGTCCCGTGGAAAAAGAAATTAAGTGGAAAGGCCGTGACGGGAAAGAGCATATCGCAACCGTCTATGTGCGCCCGATGGGCTACCACACCACTAAAGCTGAACTGCTGGCGTATAACGGGAAATCGGACCCGATTGCTGAGCGCATAGCGGCGCATATTTGCGATCAGGACGGCGCCCCAGTGTTTACCGCAGCTGACATTCTTGGAACTGCTACCCCGGATCGTGGGGCGCTGGACGGTCCGATCGTTATGGCCCTCCTGGCTGCAATTCATGATGTAAACGAACTGGGAAAGACTACGAGCTAACCGGCGAGGATGAATTCTGGTGCGAACTGGTGATGAACGGCATCGGTGGCCGCACCATCGCAGAGGCTCAGGAGCGGATGAGTCGCAGGGAATTTCTGGTTTGGCTCAAGTACCGTGAGAAGTACGGACCGCTCAATATCATGATGCGTACCGAGTGGGGGGCTTCGCTGGTGGCTTCTGTCCTGGCTAACATCAATAAGGCAAAGAACACGCCGCCGTTCAAGGTAAGTGACTTTGCACCGCACATCAACGAAGCGCCATTATCTCTGGAAGAGGCCATGAAAGCCTGGAACTAATTATTGTTTTTGCCTTTAAAAAAATCCTGCTACCCTTCTGGTAACTATTATCACGAGGGAATGATATGAAGAGTTCAGGGCAGCTGTTATCGCTGGCAGGTATAATTCTCGCGGTGTACTCATTGTTCTTTATGGATGTGAGTGTTGAGGTTGGCGATGGTACAAGAGTTAATAATATTGGGCTAATGGCTCAACAGCAAAACTATTTATTAGTTGCGGTTGTTCTTTTTCTTGCTGGTATCTTCATTTCTTTCTCAGGAAGAAAGAAGTCATTACAAGAAGTAGATTTCACTAAAATAGAATCTTTATCATCAGATGACTTTGTTTCTTTGAAAGATGGTGAACCATGCCTTAATATCTTGGCTGTAGACAATCTTGCAATGATGTTTTTAAAAAAACATGGTTCAAGTAGTGTTAATGATATCCTTTTCATGAATATGCCTTTAATCGATAGGTTAGAACAAGGTCTCCCTGAATCACTAAGGAAAGATTTTAAATCTACCCTTAAAAGGAGGTTAAAGGACAATTGTTAAAATAACGCCCGCTAAAAGCGGGCTTTTTTTCACTTGGAGAATTTATGGCTGGCAAGTCACTGGGAACTCTGACTATCGACTTGGTTGCAAAAGTTGGTGGATTTGTTTCAGGGATGGATAAAGCTGAGCGTGCATCAGCCAAGTGGAGCAAGCAGGTACAAGATGATGTGGCAAAATCCAGTGCTGCACTAGCAGGTATAGGGGTAGCAGCTATTGCAGCTGGGTTGGCTGTTGGCGCATCCGGCTTTCAATTACTGAAATCCACATCTAGGCAAATAGCAGAAACTGACCGCTGGGCTAAATCATTACAATTATCTACCCAGGAACTACTTGCTTGGCAGTTTGCAGCTGAAAAGGCTGGTGTCTCCGGTGACCAAATGGCTGATATCTTCAAGGATATTGGTGATAAGATTGGTGACGCGGTATTAAATAAATCAGGTGAAGCTGTTGATGCGCTCAACGCTCTTGGATTATCTGCGGAAAAACTATCAAGAGTCAGTCCAGATAAACAATTGCTCGCTATCGGTGAATCTTTGGGGAAAATTAGTACTAATGCCGAGAAGACCACCATTCTTGAAAGTTTGGGTAACGACCTTTCAAAATTGCTTCCTTTGTTTGATAACAATAACCAAAAACTCAAACAGTTTATTGACCTTGCTAAAGATTATGGTGTTGCTCCTGATCCATCCTCTATTGATGATTTAGTAAAGGTTAATCAACTTTTTGAAGATATGGAGGCTCAGGTTGCAGGGCTCAAAATTGAGATTGCAGCCGGATTGGCAAAAGTTGATCTAACTCCTTTGCAGGGCTCACTTGATAAGCTTCATGACGTACTGACTGACCCCTTGGTTCTTCAAGGTATTTCTGATCTTGTATCGGAAGTCGCTCAACTTGCTGGATGGCTTGTAAAAGCAGCTGCAGGAGCGGGCCAACTAGCAGCCAGCACAGGAAACCGTTTTGCGGCGCTTAGTGGTAAGATCGACCTAACAAATATAGACCAAGTTAATGAACGTATTGAATATCTGCAAAAAATCCTTGAAGGGAAAAAAGGTTTCTACTCTCAAAGTGAGTCAATGTTTGGTTGGATTACAGGGGTAGATGACAGCGCTAAAGCACTAAACGATGAACTGCAATCCCTTATAGAAACTAGAGATAAATTTTCTAAAGCTAGCAAATCGATGTTACCCCTTCAGGTAGCCACTGTGGGAACGGACAACCCATTTTCTTTACCTCCTGGTGGTACGAACGGAAAACCTGTTAAAACACCAACAAGTAAAACAGAAAATGCTTTTAACAGCAGATTGCTTGATCTACAAAAACAAGCTGCTCTCATTGAAACTACTGGTAAAAAAACAGCTGAGGTTACAGAACTAGAAAAAATTAATTTTGATATTACCAGTGGCAATCTTAAAAAATTGTCAGAAGCTCAAAAAGAGCAGCTTCGAACTGCTGCAAAAGTTCTGGATTCTAAAAAGGAAGAGCTTAGGCTTAATCAGGAAAATGCCAGGGTTGCTGAATATGTTTCCGGTTTAGAAAAGCAGAATAAGTTAGTACGACAGGGATTTGATAATCAAATTGTTGGCCGTTATTCTGGAAGCCGTGAGCGTTCACGCATGCAGGATAATAATGATATACAGCAGGACTTTGCTTCTCGACAGGATGACCTATTAAATCAGCTCCAATCTGGAGATATAGACCAAAGTCTTTACGATAAAAAGAAAGAAGCATTACAGAATTCTCTTGATGAGAGACTTAAGATACAGGAGGAATATTATAAAAAGCAGGATGAGTTGCAAAATGATGGTGCTGCTGGTTTTATATCCGGACTAGCAACGCAAATAGAAGCATCAATGGATTTATACACCAACATGCAACAGGTTGGTGCACAGGCATTTAGCACCTTAACGGATATGATTATTAACTGGGCAGAAACCGGAAAGTTAAATGTTAAAGATTTTGCTGCGACGTTTCTGCAATCTGTTGGTAGCACACTTCTTTCTTATGCTGCTGCCCAAGTTGCAATGGCGGGTCTGCAGGCCTTTACAGCAATGATCGGCGTGCCGTTTGTAGGCCCCGAAATAGCAGGACCGGCAGCAATAGCCGCAACTGCGGCGGCTGGAGTGCTGGCGATAGGAGTCGGTACAGCCCTGCAGGGCCAGGCTCACGACGGTATCGACTCTGTACCAGAAACAGGAACCTGGCTCCTGCAGAAAGGTGAGCGCGTTACGACTGCTAAAACCAGCGCAAAACTTGATGCCACTCTGGATCGCGTAGCAAACCAGTCAACAGGGGGGGCAACCTATGCGCCGAGTATGAGTTTCTATGTCAACGGCGATCCCTCTGATACTCAAATAGCCATGATGAAGAAAGCTGCATCCGATGGTGCTCAGATGGGGTATCAAAAAGCGGTTCAGTCTATTGCTACCGGGCAGGGTGATTTACATAGAGCTCTGATGGGGAAAACTACCTCGGGGAGGAAAATTAGCTGATGGCAATTTCAACTAATCTCAATTACCCGAAGGATTATCTCCCTTGCCCATTGAAGGAGAACTTTGGTCTTAAAGCGACTTCTCCGCTAAAAAGTACAGCGATGGTTACCGGCAGGCGGCGACAAAGGCGAGCTTATACTTCGGTTCCTACTCAAACGCCAGTTTCATGGATCTTTACTGATGGTCAGGCACAGCTTTTCGAAGCCTGGTACCGAGACATCATTACCGATGGGGCTGACTGGTTCAACATGCCGCTCCTTACCCCTTTAGGTGCGCAAGATTATGTCTGTAGGTTTGTCGATATATACGAGGGACCGACACCAGAGGGCGGTAAATACTGGCGATATAGTGCAACGCTGGAATTATGGGAGCGTCCAATCCTTCCGCCTGGCTGGGCCGAGTTCCCTGACTTCATTGTGAACAGCGATATTCTTGATCTGGCAGTTAACAGGGAGTGGCCTGAAGCATGACAAGACTTAACAGGCTCTATGCCAGCAGCGGGCCGGAGGTGATCATTGAAACGCTGCAGATCACCGTTGGCTCAGATGTTCACTACCTGTGCCAGGGGTACGAGGATATTACGGCGACGACGGAGAGCGGCGATACCGTAACGTTTTCAGCCTGTTCGATAGACATTGCGCTGCCGGCGCGCAATGCGGACGGCACGCAAGATTTGAAATTCGCCCTGTGCAATGTAGATGGCGTTGTGTCCACGACGATCCGCAATGCCCTGGCTAACAGGTTATCTGCATCGCTGACATACCGCAGTTTTATCTCCACGGATTTAGCCGCGCCTGCGGCGGTACCGTATACGCTGAAAATCAAGTCGGGTTACTGGACGGCAACAGAGGTTCAGATCACTGCGGGCTATATGAATGTCCTTGATATGGCCTGGCCGCGTTACCGCTACACGCTCCCTGTCTTCCCCGGACTGCGTTATATCAGCTAAGGAATCCCAATGTTTAACCCTGATAAATACCGTTCTGTTAAATGGCAGAAGGGCGGTAGAGCCTACCCGCTACTTGACTGTTTTGGCATTGTGAACGAGATACGCCGCGATCTGAATTTACCCGTCTGGCCCGATTTTGCCGGGGTAACCAAAGACAACGGCGGGCTCGACCGGGAGGCGCGTCAAATGATGCTTACCCTAGAGCGCTGCGACCCCTGCGAAGGGGCTGGCGTGGCTTGCTATTCCGGCTCAGCCGTCACCCATGTGGGGATTGTCGTCAGTATTGATGGCCTGCTGCATGTGGCGGAATGCAATCCAGGCTCTAACGTAACGTTTCTTCCGTTAGCGCGGTTTAAGCGGCGATTTGTCAAAGTGGAGTTCTGGCAATGACCATTCGTTTTTACCCGTCCCGGCTTCCCGGTGAACCTCTCGAAACGCATGAGCATGGCGTAACCAGCCTTCGAAACTGGCTGGCGGTGAATGTTGAAGGTTACGAGGATCGGGATGTACCGCCGTTAACCATTGAGGTTGACGGTCTGTCCATTCCGCCAGGTGAGTGGGCCACCTGCGTGATTCGCCCTGATAGTGATGTCAGGCTTTATCCGGTTCCATTCGGGCTGGAGGCCGCCACAATCGCGTGGATCGGTATCGGTATCTCCGTTGCCGCTGCAGCCTATTCGCTTGTTTTGATGAGCACCATTGATACGGGCGGCTATACCTCATCCACAGGGCGGAGTCTCGACCTGAACCCGGCGCGGGCCAACACCGCAAAACTCGGTGATGCCATTCGTGAGGTGTTTGGCCGGGTGCGTATCTACCCAGATTATGTGGTGCAGCCGGTTACCCGGTTCGATGCCGCCGATCCTACGAAAATGCGCGTCCAGATGCTGCTGTGTCTCGGTGTCGGTGAACTGATTTATACCAATGGTGATATCCGGGTTGGCAGTACGCCAGCTTCAACGCTGCCGGGATTCAGCATCACCTATTTTCCGCCCGGCGCGGATGTTTCCGGCGATGAGCGCAGCGAGAACTGGTTCAACTCGACAGAGGTCGGTGGAACATCAAGCGGAACAGGGCTGGATATGGCCCAGACCTCACCTGATTCCGACGATATTATCGCTGACAGCATGACGGTTTCTGGTGCATCCGTAACGTTTACAGGTCTTGATACAGATGATGGTGACGATGACGACGAGGATGATAATTCTCTCCCGGACAGCTGGGTAACGGGGACCATAGTCGAAATTAAGGCGCCGACAAATTATCTGATCTCCACCTCTTCTGGTTACAGTGTCTTTGCCAGCTCGTTGCTTACCGAACTTGTTCCCGTAGCGGGTATGCCGGTGACGCTGAGTTTCAACAGTGTCAATTATGACCTCGTCATTGCGTCCTATACCCCGGGTCAGGACGCGGTGCCCGGCGAGGGTGGCGGCGCGGCAAAAATTCAGGCCAGTGCGGCTCCTGTCACCTACGACTTTTCGACCAGCTCCAGTACGTTCATGATCACATGGCAGGGCACCACCTATACGGTGTCGCTGGTAGCGAACTACATCTCGATGTCGGGACTGCTGGCAGCTATCTCCGAGGGGCTCACTGGCTCCGGCCTGGTCGCACGGGACAACGGCGGTACCGTACTGATAACCGAGGCGGCCAGCCCGTTCGTTGGTGGGGCAATCACATCCTCCTCGCTTCCTGCAGCCGTTTTCGGTGATGCCCCGGTTTACACCTCCGGCACGGCATCAACCGGCGGCAGCCCGGCGGTAACAGCAAATGTGACGCTCGCCTATACCAGCGCTACGGGAACCGCATTCTCGGGCATGCCTGAAGGTGTGCAACGGCTCTCACTTGCTCACCGCGGGAATGAGTACCAGATCGTCTCTGCCGACGGCACAACGGCAACAGTGGCGCGCCTGGTTAATGGGTCCGTTGATGAGTCGTGGCCGGGATTCACCGCCAGGACGATGATCGACTATGAGGCCACTGGTCTTAACGACACGCTGAACTGGCTGGGGCCGTTCCTGGTTTGCCCTGAAAATGAGACCGTCGATATGTTCGAGGTGAATTTCTCTTTCCCGAACGGTATTTGCGGCTTTGACAGTAAGGGGAAAAAGCGGCTCCGGCATGTTGAGTGGGAGATTCAGTATCGCGTCTACGGTTCCGGATCGGGGTGGGTGAGTCACCAGGGAGAGTACGCGCTGAAAAACATCAACGGGTTAGGTTTCACTGAGCGGATCACCCTCAGTTCTCCGGGGCTGGTGGAAGTTCGCTGCCGTCGGCGCAATGAGCAGGGCTCAAACAACGCGCGAGACAGTATGTACTGGCAGGCACTGCGCGGGCGGCTGCTGACACGTCCTTCATCCTATCCCGATGTGTCGCTGATGGCGGTGACCGTTGAGACGGGCGGGAAGCTGGCGGCGCAGTCAGACCGCCGCGTAAACGTTGTGGCCACGCGGTCCTATGACTCAGGAACGGCCAGAACCATTTCGGGGGCGCTGCTGCATGTCGGGAGCTCGCTGGGGCTGGAGATGGACGTCGATACCATCAACGCGCTGGAGTCCGCGTACTGGACGCCACGGGGCGAAAATTTCGATTTCGCCACCGGCGACAGTATCTCGGCGCTGGAAATGCTGCAGATGATAGCCAACGCCGGGAAGTCACGTTTTGTGCTGAGTGATGGCCTGGCGACGGTCAACCGTGAGGGGATTAAGCCCTGGACCGGCGTGATCACTCCGCATGAGATGGTGGAAGAGCTGCGGAGCGGATTTACCGTGCCGTCCGACGATGATTTTGATGGTGTCGACGTGACGTACATCAACGGCGTCACCTGGGCAGAGGAGACCGTTAAATGCCGGACACCCGACAATCCCACGCCGGTGAAAATCGAGAACTACAAACTTGATGGGGTACTCTCTCAGGATCACGCCTACCAAATCGGTATGCGCCGCCTGATGAAATACCTGCAGCAGCGGGTTACATACCAGACCACCACCGAGCTGGATGCGCTCTGCTACAACACGGGCGATCGGATTGTACTGACAGACGATATACCTGGGAACAACACGATTTCCTGTCTGGTGGAGGCGATGACAACGGCTGGTGGCGTGACAACCTTCACCGTTACGGAGCCGCTGGACTGGTCTTTCGAAAACCCCCGTGCGCTGATCCGCTATCAGGATGGCTCTGCATCCGGGTTAATGGTGGCCACGAGGGTAGGGGATTATCAGTTGTCCGTTCCCCACCTGAGTGATTTTGATGACCCATTGAAGATTGACCAGACTTCACCAGCCATTGAGCCAGTCCGCCTGGTGTTCTGCGGCTCAACGCGTCATGTCTATGACGCCATTGTTGAGGAGATTGCCCCACAATCAGACGGGACGTGTCAGGTTACCGCCAAAGAGTACCGCGCATCCTTCTACGACTACGACAACGCCAGTTATCCCGGCGACATTGCATAAAACAGAAATAACTCTCAACAACCCGCTTCGGCGGGTTTTTTGTTATAGGGCGACTATGAGCACATATAAAACCGGCAACCCGTTGGGTTCGGCGGCTGTAAAGGATTTATTTGATAACGCCGAGAACCTCGACTTTGCACTTAACAGCCTGACCGCCTTAATGTGGACCGATCGTCTGGGCAAAACGCGTCGCTCGTTCTTCGGAATGGAGTCGGCATTTGTCACGCAGCTCACCAGCCAGGAAAATCGGTTCAATACCTTCATCCAAAGTTCGGGCTATCAGATTGTCGGTGATTACACTGCCGGCCCGTTGACGCTAACCGAGTATAACCAGCTCATTCGCTATAACAACGAGTTGTATAAACTCACCGCAGCGATAGATATCCCGTTTACCACGGCTGGTAATACTGACGAAACATGGACCAGTACCGACGCTGCGTATTTTGTATCTGTCGGTGATGCAGCGCTTCGCCAAAACCTGGGTTCAGACGAAGAAGGGTTGGGTGCTGATTTAGTCAACACGGTTCTTGATATTTCTGTCGGTAAGTACATCCAAAATGCATCGGCGAGGATCTCAGATTACAAAGTCACAAAAGGCGCTGAAGCGACTCTGGCATTTGCAAAGGCATTTGCTAAAGCAGTTGAAACTACCGGCGTTGTAATTGTCGATGTGAGTTGTGTTCTGACGACAGCAGTTGTGCCAGAGGGTGTGACTGTAAGAATTTGCGACTACGTAACGGTAACTCACCCGGATAACGCACCGGCGTCCATGTTTATTTTATCCTCCGGCTCGGTAATCAAGGGAAATAATAAAAAAGGTCGCCTGAGGGGTAACTCCGCGAATCAGTCATCGATACGGCGCTGTATCAGCGCTGTAGGCGTGACGGATGCCGGTGTTGATGGCATCGATATTCGCGATTTCAACAGCTACGGTGCGTATTTTGAGAACTGCGAAGATACCTTCAGCAGAAGGTCAACCATACGTGATATTACTGGCGGCCCGGTCGAAACAGCCGCAGGCCAGTACATTACCAACTGCATTGGTCACGAGTCCGAATATAACGATATCCGGGATACTGACAGCAATGGCATCAAATTCCGGGCTGATGCCAGCGGGCTGACGCGCGGCTGTAGTTCGTTTCACGACAAAGTATACCGGGCTGGGTTCATTGGCATTGCGCACAGCAAGATACAGGACCACACAACCAGCCATGCGTATTGCGTTGATTGCGTTGATAACGGCATGGACATGAACGGTTGTCAGAATGTCACATTCATTCACAGCACATGCGTGGGGTGCCAGGATGGTTTCTATCTGGGTGAAAACGGTATTAATAACTGCCATGTTATCAGTTGCTCTGCGCGAAACTGTAAACGTGCTGGCGTTGGCAGTCTTGGCGCGCTTGTGATGTGCTCAGTTGTTAATACAAATATTGATGGCTGCGGATCTGGTATTTACTGCTCTGGTTTTAACGTGTTCAAAATACGCGGCGGCATGATTATGAACTGCGTTAAAAGAGTCTACGTTGATAACGAGGATAAAAATAACCCGAACAAAATGAGTACCGGTATCGGGATTGATATTCAGTCTGACCTTTCCGGGCTACCTGCCTGTACCACGCCTGATATTGAAGGGGTGACGTTCCTGAATAATGCAGGGCATGACATCGCTTTTGGGGGTGGCCGGCTCCAGTCGATCGCCGTTACTGCCGGGGGGAGTGGCTATACCACTGCGCCAACGGTCACGATTTCAGGTGGTGGCGGCACTGGTGCTTTAGCGACAGCTACCGTATCCGGTGGCGCAGTGACAAAGATATCTGTGCTGTATAAGGGCTTTGGCTATACCACTGCGCCAACTATTGCTATCTCAGGTGGTGGCGGCAGTGGTGCTACGGCGACCGGGACAGTGAGCAGCGGAGGCGTAATAGGTCAGCTCCAACTTGGGCGCTGCTCATTCAAGGACAGTAGTGGAGACGGCAAAATATACTACGGTACCGCAACCCTCGCAGACAGCCAGATAAGTAACAGCATGGGGTATATCGTCTCCAGAACGCAGACGTACAATCTGGCTGGCGATGGTACTACAGTTGAGTTTACGCTTTCACTGCCAGAGGAGGTTGCTGACGTAAATTACCGCATTGTCTCGGTGGCTCCCGACTGGCTGACAACGGTCAGATATTTGGATAATACAAAGGGAACCTCATATTTCGGCATTACCTTTGGCAGCGCTCCGCCATCCGGAACACGTCGCCTGAATGTAACTTTTGAACGACTGCGCCCGGCCCACTGATTGAGGTTGATAATGGCTACTAAAAAATTTATTGAACTGGAGGTCGGGGACGTTATCGTCCCCGTTCCGGGAATGGAAATCACTGTAACTGAAGCACCAGTGCTAACTAAAACAGATGATAGTGAAAACTATACCTTAAAAGGACTACGGGATGGAAATGAAGTCGGTCTGGCAGGATTCCATGATTCGGTAATAGTAAAATCTGGCATTTAATGCTTTTAGTTAATAAAATTGGTGGTGATAATTTTTTAGTTGACTTTCTTTATTGCTGATGTTATAGCTTTCTTTTTTTATAGATGGGTCGTAACATGGAAAGAGGGGTTGTTGCTATACCAGCCATATTAAATAAGTTAGATGGAGGATTTTTTGTCCAAAGAGGAATTCTACCTGAGGAAATAAACTACTACGCACTGTACTGGGATTACATATCAATACCAACCAATAACTTCATACATTTTGGCGTTTGGATGGAGAATGATTTAATAGACTGCGGGGTTTTAAATAGACCACAACTTCACATTTCTCGTATGACTAGTGCTGAATATCCGCGCATTCATATCAAATCGCAATTTAAAACATTAGATAAGTTAAGGAAAGATAGGTCTGACATTGATTGGAGAATTCATCAAATAAGTGATGAGGTTTTAATGCCTGAGTTACCAACTTCGTTAATGTCGACTAATGATTGTGTTAGATTGAGTCTTGATAGGTTGCTTCCCGTGCCATCAAGAGAAGTTCATATATGTGATATTTTAGAGTTTAAGTTAAGGCGTAAGCCAGAGCTTATGGCACTTCATGCATACTGTGACGATTTATACTTAGAGGTTATTAATTCGGCAGATCAGAACTTATTGCATGCTAAAAATTTCGAGAAATTAAAATTGGCTATAGAGGATTTAGATAAGGTTAGCTCTGAGAGGTGGCAATTTCCAATTAAATTTAACTTGGATGTATCACCAGAATTTGATATTTCACAATCTAGAGCAGGCATTGCAACAATAGTTTCAGCCTTAAATTCTCCAAATCCTGCGGAAACTATTGGAGCAGGTGCTGTAATTTCAGTTCTAGAGGGTTTTATAAAGATAAAGGCTGAGATTCGTAGCTTCAGGAAGTCAGTAAGAAAAAACAATGACTTTATCTATCTTTCAAATGCTATCAAAGAAAATATTATAAAGAGGTGACTAGTGAGAATCCATTGGTATGGGAAAAGAATAGGTTGTATTTATAGTGCTTTAATTATTGGTGCTTTAATTCAAAAAAATATTCCTGACTATGCATGGCTTGTCATCCCATTACTAACAATGACATTAAGTATTGAAAAAGATTAATACCGTAAATGAGCGAATGGCGAGCAGTCCACCGATGAGATCGGCATCGGAGTAATAAAAATTTTTAAGCGCTTTCCGATGACCTGTTTAAAGTCATTATGTTGTGTCGGTGTGGATTATCGATAGATGAAACCTCGCGTGATCTTCTCCTTCAATAAAACTACTGTATATTCAAACAGCATTTATTGGAGGGTAGATCATGGGCTTCCCGTCACCGGCTGCGGATTACATTGAAACTGCTTTGACAGTGAACTCTCTGTGCAACATCACAGCAAACTCGCGAGTTATCTCAACCGACCGTGGGTATGTTGTTCTGGACTTATCGCTGAAGGTAAAGCAGGGGAGTATTCTGCTTATACGTTCGGCTGGCGAACTTCAGTTTGTGAAGCTAATGGGTAGATCGTTCATTACGGTAGAAGGAGAATCGATTGAAGGAGATGCCATGGATGAGGTTGAAGTGTTCGGAGTTGCAACGCACGTGATCAACGATATGAGGCAGGATGATAGTCCTGTTTGAAGGGGCGTGTGATTAACCGTACTTTAACTACTGTTGCCTGAAATTAACATCTGAGATAATAATCTCACGAATAATAGATGAAAGATTGGTTAACTGTGAGTAGTAAGAAAACGTTAACGTTCGCGCAATTTTTGGTAATAAATAGTCAACTTGCCAACATCTCAGATACATGGGCTGACTTGTGGGCGTTAACTTTTCACACGGGTTTAAGCGCTGGAAGGCTGCTGAGTATTCGATATGATGATATTGATGGTGACTTGATAGTGATACGAAAACAGGGTCACCTGAAGGAGCTACGTGTTAAATCAACCCCTCCAGTGGAGGCGATGATTGCTCGTAGAAGAGAACGCTATCCAGAAGATGTTTATTTATTTCAGAGTCATTCTAACCGTGTGAAGTACCATCGCCGGCCGGTCACTATAATTGCTTTCAACGCCGCTTTACGTCGCGCCGCTAGATCATTACCAGACGTTAACGTAAGCAGTAGTAGCGCGAGAAACATACCGGACTAACCGCCTGTCCAGTCGCGTGTGGCCGATGTGACAGGCGTGGGGGTGAAGACTATTTACAAATATTTGCCAGTACAATACGGCGATAAAAAATCCCCTTGAGCAGGCACACTCAAGGGGAAAATACTACATAACATCATTGCTGTGTGCGTCTTTGCGCTCGTCCATCTTCTAAGAAGATGCCTAAAGTTTCCAGATATTTCTGGTCTGAGTTGTTACATCATGGAGGAGGTGCCGATGTGATAGGTTAAGAGCGAAGACAGTCTGTAAGTACCTTCCGATGTCGAGGAACAAGGATCATGAATTTGAGTCTATACCATCCCAATTCATACATTCTTTGTAAGTCTATGAAATATTGAGCAGAGTATTCTGTTCGAAATGAACCATATGGAATAGCCAAAGGCTAAAATGCCCAGCGTAAAAACAACGATCAGCAAGTCCGTCTGTGACATCTTATATCCATTTTGCAGTAGCAGGTTTTGAGAAAAGATAGTTCATAGTTGGCACATAGACAACATAATCACTAAGTGAAACCAATATCAGAGGCTAAAAGGTGACTGGTTTCCTCCTCAGTGTTCCTGATTGATAGCTGGAACCTGTATTGATCAGATCTCTTAATGAATCTACTGTATATAAAAACAGTATTTTCGGGAGGTGAAGTTATGCCGCGAAACTCAGATATCGAAATAGCCTGGCGTCAGGCAATTGTCATTGAGCCTAATGGCCGTCGCACCGTGACAACGTCCGGTTTTATCCGGGAACTCGCAAAAGTTAACTGGATATGGTCACCGCGCCAGGCTAACCAGTGGATAGAGCACTATGTGACGACATTCCGGGATGTCTCAACGCAGGAAGGCGATGAGCGCACGTTCCAGTTATACAACCCAAACGGAGGGCTATAACGTGGGATTTCCGTCGCCAGCTGCTGACTATGTTGAACGGCGTCTGACCGTTGATTCACTCTGCGGTACCGGCCCCAATACTCGGATAGTACAAACAGAAACCGGCTATGCCGTAGTGGATTGCTCCGTAAAACCAAAGCAAGGAGATACCGTTTTAATTCAATACGGCGGCGGCACTGATTTTGCAAAAATTATGGGCCGGGCATTTATTACACGAGACGGTGAAGCGCTGGAAGGTGAGGCCCTGGATGATGTTACAGTTGTCGGGGTAGTGACATTCGTTATCAATCGGATAGGGAAGGATGATGATGATTATCCAGTAATATGA